CATGGCGGTAAAACCTCTTCCACTGGATTGCTGAAAATCATACTGCATTCCAGCACCGCAAAAATTAGAAAGGTATTTCGCAAAAGCTCTAATCTCTGGAAACTTATCTAAGGTTTCATCTGCTCCATCCTTATCATTTGCATAATGACTAACGCCACCCCATTGCTGAAAATGACTGGCACGAGATCCTTGCTTATGAGAAAACCAAGCAACATCTACAAGTTTTCTATTTTCTAAAGCAACAAAGGCAAGATCTGCTTTGACCTTTCCTTCAACTTTATTAACCCCAACAATATTAGAAAAAGTTTTATTTCCTATTTGTAAGTCTATAGATGGAACACCAAGATTATCAAGTTCTTTATTAAAGGTGTTTATAAAATCTGCTTCTCCTTGTTCGGTTGCTGATGGGTCATTCAGTGAATATGAAGAGTCAATTGTATTCACATAAAATCCTAATTTGCCCCAATACATTCCAGGTTTACTTCCACCAGAAACTTTTCCACCAAAACCAACATCCATTCCCATTCCATTATCTTTTAAAATTTTTCCACTATTAATAGAACTAGCAGTTGACTTTGTTGTTGTTGTATAAAAATTTACACGAAAAGGAGCTTTATCTAAATTTGGAGTATTTTTAATTGAATTTTCTATTGTTTTCAATATACCATTTTTCCCAGAATAAAAATTTTCAAATGAAGTAAATTTTTTTGGTTGAAATTCTATAAACTCTTTACTTTGTTTCCACCTGCCATTTACTTTTTCTGGTATGCTAATGCCAACCATTTTAAAATAAATTTCCACGCCATTATCTTCAGACAATCTATTTTTATCCAACAAAATAAATGGTCTGTCGTTTTTAATTCTGTCGTATATAACCTCAAAACACTGTTTGTATCTTTTGGTTATTTCTCCCCAAGTTAGTCCTTTACCGCCTGCCATATAAAAATACCTCCCCAATTATTTAGGGGAGGCAAGCATCAAAGGTCGTTGGCGACTCTGTTTTCACTTCGTTCAATACTGAAGGTTCCTTCTGGATATCGAGCAGTCAGTTTCTCAAAATTCATTTGAGCAATTTCTTCAAACGAAATATTAAGAGCAATACATGCTTGAGCAACATACCACAGAATGTCACCGAGTTCACGTTTCATATGGAAGATGTTATCTTCGTTATAAGGTTTACCTTGGAAAGCAATCTTTTTCACAATCTCAGTAAACTCCCCACCCTCAGCTGTAATACCACAAGCAGCAGTCATGAGACGCTGAATATCAGCACCTTCATCTCTAAGTTCTACAATACGAGCAACAAACTCACTAGTATCGCGTGATGCTGGACTGGTGACGGCACCAACAAACTCAACATACTTATTAAAATCAATTGTCATAAAATAAAACTGGTAAATTTACTTTGCGTGTTTCTACTTTGCTCTGCTGCCATTTCTTCAAAGTCATATTCTTCTTCTTTATCTGAAGAAAGGTCAACAGCATTGTCAACATTATACAACTTCATACGTGCTCTGTCAACCCCAACAAGGAAACGCTTATACATGGTGGGATCGTTATATCGGTTCTTCAACTGCTTAACCATAATCTTACCATCCTTCTCTAGATCCTCTGTAGCAATAAGAGCAAACATGAAGTCAGCAGTAGCGGGTAGACCAAAAGATTCAGAAGTATCAGTGAGGTCAACATCAGAGTTGCCGAATCCACTTCTAGTAGTTTGAGTAGCGGAGACAAGAGGAACGTTATGTTCAACCGCCAATCCCCTAAGTTCTTCAGCAATCGCTTTAACATAGGTGTAAGAGTTTACAATAGCTCCTTTGTATCTAGCCGAAGCACAGATGTTAAGATAATCAATAAAAATAATATCTGGTTTGAATGTCTTCTTCAGTTGTAGTTCGTTCAGCAGAGATTTGAAATGACCGACATGCGCTGATGCTGTTGGATATTCTTTGATGATAAGACGACCTTGTGTTTTACGCTTCAGTTCATTGATGCGACTTTGAAAGATTGTCTCAGGCAAATCTACAAGGTCTTTGATGTTGACGTTGAATAGATTAGCATCAATACGTTCGGCAATCTTCTCCTCTGCCATTTCCATAGTGATGTAGAGAACGTTACGACCCATTGATAAACAATGAGCGGCAAGGTCACACATGAATAGTGACTTACCTACACCAGTGCCAGCAAGAGCTACATTAAGAGTCTTGTTTGGCAGACCACCTTTTGTAATCTTATTGAAGTATTCGAGGTGGAAAGGAATCTTATCTTCTTCACGATGGTAGAACTCATATCGCTCTACGCTATTCTCTAAGTAATCGTGACCTACATGTTCATCGAACGATACTGCCAGGGCCTCTTGAAGGATTGCGGGAATCGCATCCTTTGATATTTTTGGATTACCTCCATCCGCGACCTTGATTGACTCAAGCAAGGCGAGGTAGATTGCTCTGTCTTTACACCACTTCTCTGTGGTGTCGAGCAACCAGTTATATTCAATTGGATCGGTAGACAACTCAGCAATTGTTTTAACTGCGTTTTGATATACTTCCTCATTTAAATCTTTTCTTGCTTCAAGGTTAATAGTTAATACTTCTTTGGTAGGCACCAATTCATATGTGCTTGCGAAGTTCCAGACTTCTTCATAGATCACACGTTCATGAATCTCATTGAAGTAATCTGGTTTTACAAAAGGAACAACCTTCCTATAGAACTGTTCGTTACACAGGAGGTTGCGTAAAATAGTCGTTTCAATTCTCTCCATCCACTACTCCATACAGAAACTCTTTGCGGGCACATTCATCAAGGGCTTGCATTACTTCTGGCGTGAAATACTTCTCAGGATCGGCAAGGATAACAGAAGGATAAACGGAAGATTCCCCAACAACAACCCGATTGCCCTTGCGTTGGAATACTCCGTATTTCTCACCCAACTCCAGTAATCCATAATATTTGTCCAATCCCCGTGCGTCATAGAAGAGCCTCGTTTCGATGTCTGAGTTTTCTTTAGTGAAGCGCGACTTCTGTGCCTTCACCTTGATAATGTTACCAACCACTTCAGTGCCATCTTTTTCTTTCTTCTTAGAGAGGAAGAGAATAGTCGAGGCAGAATATTTCAGACCACTACCACCACCCATCTCTTTGGTTGGCACATAAGCACCGACCACTTCATATGTATGGTTGGTAACAATGAGAGGAATACCTGCCTGCCCAAGTTTGAGTGACAGAATACGGAAGATAGATTTGATTACCTGAGCACGAGTCATGTCTCTGGTTTCTTTGCCGTCCGTAGCATCCTGCACTTCCTTAGAGGTTGAGAGCATCCCCAAAGAGTCTAGCACAAAAAGCAGCGGAGGTCTATCCTCCTTCTTAAGTTTCATATACTCATCCACTACCTTGATAGACTGAGTGCGAAACTCTTGCACGGTAGTAACAGGAACCAAACCAACACGTTTCACATCAATACCACGCGAAGTCATCATATCTTTTGAGATAGCTGACTCTGTTTCAAAATAGATTACCTGAGCGTCTGGGTTGTTGAGAAAGTTCCTGCATATTGAGAGAGCAAAAAAAGTTTTGCCAGTTGAGGATTCGCCCGCGAGGGCTGTGATTTTATTCGCGGGAAGTCCACCATAAATGCTCCCAGAAATAAGAGCATTGAGAATGAAACTACCAGTATCAACAAACGATTCACAGTCACCAGCAGCGACTCCATCTTCAACAACACTTGCGAATTCATTATCTAACTCCTTAATAACAGATTGTAGGAAACTCATAATACCTCAAAAGAAAAAACTAGTTAAATTGCCTTTACGTTCCGCTTGCCATCCGATACATTCTAGCACGTTCTTCAGCGGTTCAAAGAAACTCTTCTCAAATTGTAGCGTGTAGTCAATGTATTTGTCAAGGTTCAGTTCCTTCGGCAGTTGTTGAAAGAAAGAAATGACATTCTCGCGGATAGGATTTGGTGTCTTCAGATAGATGAACTTGATCTTTTCACCTTCTTGAATAAGTGGATACTTGTGTTCCAAATTGTTTTTACGAACGTAATAGTTGTAGAGTAATGCTCCTCTTACTTGAATAGGAGTGCCTTTAGCATAAATGTCAGCAGCACTGCGATACTTCTTCAGACCATTACAACCGCGAGGGAAAGCAATGTTAAGATAGTTCTGTTTCTTGGTGTCTTCCTTGATCTCGTTAATGAAATCAAGAACATCATCGTTAGTTTTGGTTACAATGATACGATACGCCTGTTCCAGTTTGTCGCGGTAGTAAGCTGGCGTAGAAGAACGTGCTGTTTCCATACCACAGATTTTCATCTTCGGTTTGGCATAACGCACACCTTCACTATCCCATACGTTGAGAACATAGCGTTTCTTGGCGGTCCAGAAACCACGCTCAGCAATGTTCTCGCGTTTCATCTTCATTTTCTGGTCGTATGCTTTGAGATAGTCGGCCAGTTCTTGGTAAGAACTTTCAATATATTGCTCAAGTTCCAGTGAAGCGACCTTATCAAGGAACGTAACAATGCTTTCAGGAGTTTTCTCTCGTACTCCGTATACACGTTCAACCAGAGGACCAAGGTTAAGATACATAGAGTCAGTATCAGAAGCAATAACATAATCAACATCCTGTGTCTTTAGAACTTTGTTAAGATAAGCATTCATCTTTCTCTCAATCCAGCGAATAGATAACTGACCAGAAAGAGTGATTGCCTCAGCGATTTCAAGTTTATAATAACGGAAGTGCTCGTTACCGATAGCACCATAAGCAGAGTTGAGTTGGATCTTACGTGCCATCTGAATGTTATTACAGCGGGCAATCTCTTTCTTCAACTCAATCGTTGGAGTCTTTTCGTATTGCTGTTTGGCAGCAAGCATCTTCTTTTTGTAGATGGTTCGGTCTTCGTAGATCTTCTCCATCAGCTTGGGCAGGAACCCCTGAAACTTGGTGGTGTAGTGCGTCCCATTGGCGCACAGGGTCTCCCCTACGAGGTCGCTGGTATCAAATGCCTTATCCAGCAGCATATCCACGTTGACGCTGCTGCGGCGCGGCAGGAGGGTCTCTGGGGACAGGTTATACTGCATGATCAAGTGAGGATACAGTGAATTTAAGTCGAAGTTCACAATCCAATCATACATACCAGGCACAGGTTCCTTCACATAAGCACCAGCATACTTAGCATCCTTGACACTATCTTTCTTGGGAGGAATCACAACGCCCATCTTCGCCAGATAGATGAAGATGATGTTATCCCACATACGCACCTGAGAATAAACATCTTCGTAGTTTACTTTGGCGTCGTATGCCATAGTAAATGCCAATTCAAGCAACTTCATCTTGTCTTCCAGATGATCAACAAGGCGAACGTCGTGGATGTTATACAGCACGAACTTATTCCAGTCCTTAGTGTAAAACTCTTTGAAAGTATCAAACTCAGAGTGGTCAAGTTTCTTGGCATCCAGTTCCACAGATGCGATATGGTCTAGGCGATATGATTCTTGGTTGGTGTACGTAAACTTCTTATAAAGTTCAAGGTAATCCAACGTGGCGATGCCAGGAATATCATACGCAATCTGTTTGCGACCCTTGATGAAAATCTCACGCGATGAGATTAGTTTCCAAGGCGATAGAAGTTTGGTGTGATCTTCACCCAGCACTCTATCCATACGTCGGCAGATGTATGGCATATCGAATAGCTGAACGTTCCAACCAGTGATTACGTCGGGGGTATTCTCCTGCCACCATCTGAGGAAGCACGAAAGGAGTTTCGTCTCATCGTTACAATGGATGTAATCAACCTGTCTGTCTTCATTCTGGAAACTCTTGCTTCCCCAGACAGTGATACGATTTGTAAAAGAATCACGGATAGAAATGAGTAGAATCTCTTGGTCTGCCGATTCAATATCAGGGAAACCGTTTTCTGCTCCAGTTTCAATATCCAAAGTAAATGTGCGAATGAGGGAAGAGTCGAAACGAATCTCATCATCGGGATATGCTTCGTTTATGTACTGATACAAGTATCTAGTATTTCCGTGAATTTCAAATCCCTCAACACCTTCATACTGATTGATAAATTGCCTACAATCATTAATAGAGCCTGGAGAGACTTCCTTGAGGAAGCGCCCATCCAGACTCTTATGATCTGTTTGCTTATTGCTAAGCACATACAGTTTGGGATTGTAGTTTACACGATACTGAACACGCTCACCATTTTCATAACCACGAACGAGGATACGATTCCCCGCCTGTTCAATGTTCGTATAAAACTTCATGCGTCGTCAACCCAGGGTCTTCTGGTAGTATTCTAACACAGAATACGATGGATCGCAAATGGTGAGGATGTCATCTGCTCGCATGTAGATTTGTGTTTGATTTGTATACTTGGGAAATTTCTCCAAAAGAATATAATCAGACTGAGTAACTGTTATTTCATTACCCTCCCTATCAATTTCTTTATCCGTGCTTTCACTAATAAAGAGAGCATCAGGATTACGAACGCTTTTATAATCTACGTTGGAATGATCCCAATAAGTTAAATCAAGAATCCGATACGGATTCGTCAGAAGACACTCTGGACTTTCTTCCCTTTCTTCTATCTCCGCTATTAGATAATCCCGATCCTTCAGAACTATCACTTGAATCACTGGTTGGTACGGTGTTGTTGTCATTTAATTTATCTCCAAATTTTTTCATGTATACATCAAGAATTCCATCTTCTGGTTCACCCAAAGCAACTACCGAAGTATATGGAATACGAAATTCTTCTGATTTAGAATACGCAAACCACTTGGTAAAGTTAATAGAAAATTGAGATGGATTGCCATCTGTATTATAGTCTCCTGTTGGTGCCATATCTAGAATATACGGACACTTAAGAAGTAAACAAATACCCTGACCATTTTCATCAGTTACTTCAGAAACTCCAGAGATTATTCTTTCTCCAGAATTTAAAATCATAACTCTCGGAATCATATAATTCTCCTAATGATAATTTGATTATAGCACAAAAAAGAAAATAGGGCAAGACTGATAGTTGCCAGTCTCGCCCATCGTGCCGACGATATTTGGGTTGCCCCGCGTCTATTTATCCTTCCGTAAGTAGTTGCTTACTACCAGATCCAATTTTATACATCGTGCGCTTTTGATGCTCTGGGATAATTTTTTCCAATGAGATTGTTAGTAATCCATCAGCAAAATCTACAGAGGATACTCTGACATCTTCTGATAGTTGCCAGGAGTGATTGAAGGAACGTTTGGAGAGACCTTTGTGGAGGTATGTTCTTTCAGTATCTCGTTTCTCAGACTTAGAGGCAACTCTGAGAATGCTTTGTTCTGTAGAGACTTCAATCTCTTCTGGTTTAAATCCAGCAAGAGCGACTTCAATCTCATAGTTAGAGCTATCATTTTTGATGATGTTGTAAGGTGGATAGTTAGTATTGTGCCCAGACATGGCATCCAGTCTGTTGAAAATGCTTTCTAATCCAACTCCAAATGGGGAATAGACATCCCAAGTATATGCGTTTGTCATTTTAGTTCTCCTTAATAAGCGAGAGTTTGTTTAAGACCCCGAAGGCGTCTTCATTATTATATATCAGAAAGCAATAAAAAAGGGAGTGTGGAACTCCCTACAAAATTATTCGGTTACTTCGGTCTTTTTGCGACCAATGTTGTATTTACTTTCAAGCGTCCATTCATCTTTCTCTTTGAAAGCAAGAACTTTGATTTGATTCAACGGAGCAACATCAGCGATTGCTTCTGCTTTAACAACAGAAATCAATCCCCAATCGGATAACAGTTGAATGATTCTGTTTCTACGTTGAACATCATTCACTGAAAGATTTGTATTCTTTCCATCAAGGGCAAACAGCTCCTTGAAGTGAACAATATAATATCTACCTTGCTTATGAAGAATATGGCAAGATTGGTAGATTTTCTTTTCTTTACGAGATGCTACACCGATACGGGTTAAGGTCTCACGAACTTTGAGGAAATCATCAGGTTCATTGAGAGTCACCTCAACCATATCAGCTTGCTTCCATTCTACTTCAATATCAGGAGTCATTTCTTTCCACCTTTGTCTACAAGTTTTTTAATGTGTTCAAGTTGATCTTTTGATAAAATTCTCAATGCCTGTAGAGCTTTATCGTCGTTATAACCATAATACTCCTTAATCGCATCAAGGTATTCTACTTGAGATTTTTTCGCCCACGGCGAAAACCGCTTGCGCGGGTTGATACTATTTATAAAAAAGTCATACTGTAACTTCTTGTCCAAGTGAG